CATCACTTATAAGAAAACCTGTGCTTAAACATCTAGGACATTTACTCTCTTTAACTTCCTCTATACTTCTCCAAGCACTATCAGATACAATATCAATCCAAAAAACATGGACAAACTTGTATGGTATTTTTTTGACTTGTCTACTCATAATTAATGGAGCGTATGGATTGTACTGCCCAATCTTCTCTTAGTTGGAAACCAAGTGTAATACTTTTATACCACATACGCAAATTCCTCAATAAGTGCTAACACCAACTCTTTGATGAGGTCGAGAGAGAGAGTGAGTTGGTGATAGCGTAACTTTTACTATATCCTCATCATCTAAAACAGTATAACAGCACTCAACATATTTTGTCAAGTTTTTTATACTCCAGAAGCACTACCAGGCGCTTGTGGGTATACAGGTGCTGGTTCTTGCATAAAATCATCACCCCAGCCGAATGCTTCTTTCACTACATCTTTTGATAAACCTTTGTAAACTTGATGTAATTTTTTATCTTTGGCAGCAATTAATAGTTTTGCTTCAGAATGACACAAACCCTCACACATCTGTATAAACATTTTTTCTTTCTGTGCTTGTGGTGTATCATTGTCTGCACCTTTAATGAAGTGCCAAAGTTTTTTTGATTCTTGAGCAAGAACTGTATGTTCTGTTCCCTCTGGTGCTTCATTTGGTGTATAAGGTACTTCACCCTCTGGTATTACCCATTCTTTTGTAGGGTCAAAAGATGCCTTCAACAACATTCTTAATGCTGGTGTATCATTTGTTATTAGTGTTGCTACTTTTTCTACTTTTGTTTTTGCTTTGTGTACTTTATCAAGTACATCTGAAAACAATAGTGTATGTGAATATGCCATTTTAAAATTCTCCAATTTGTTCAGTTAGACTTTTCAGTCTTTTATCTATAAAATAATTTAATAACTTACTTCTATCACCACAAGTGGCGACATTAAAATCATCTAGAATCTTTTCTTCTAATTCTTCTGGAACATTATCCAGATTAATCAGTCTATTATTTCTTTGATAATTTCGTTTCACTTCATCATCTAGTTCGTCAATTTCTTGAGCTAATATACTTTCAATTCTTTTAGATGTTAAAGGTCTTTGCCTTAGTTCATCTGTAAATGTATGGTCTGGTGATAATACATTAGGTATTCCATCTGACCTATCGCCTTTAAGTATATGTTCTTTTATATATACAACAGGGTCAACCCCATTTACATGTTTCTTTGTAATAGGACTATACTGTCGTACATTACTATATTTATGCAACTGAATAAAGTCCTTATCACCAGATACAATCATAATTTTTTCGTCTTGATACTTTTTACATAGTACAGCAATAATATCATCTGCTTCAGCACTATAAGTTTCTATAACTTTGTATGGTAAAAACTCATTGACTTCTGATTTGATGTCATTGAGTAATCCAAAAATCTTTTCCCAATCATTATCATCTGATTTTCTATTTTTTCTACGACCTGCTTTATACTGTGGGAACACATCTCTACGCCAACAGTTTATAGAATCATATGTTAATACTATCTCACCATATTTTTCATTGAACATGGTGCGATATAATCTTACTGAATTTAATATCATATGTCTGACCATTTCTTCATCTAACTGATTGTCATTCATTCTCAAATGCATCATTACAGATGCAATCGTGATTTGATTCATGTCAACTAATATCATATTAAATCCCTATAGAAAGGGTGGCACTTATTGGTAGGCCACCCAAAACTAATTCTTAATTAATTAAGAAGCGTATCCTACGCCATTTCCATAAAGTGCTTTGATTCCAGCGGCAACAATTGCTTTATCTGCACCACCATTCATCAATACTTCACCGACACCAGCAGCAATAATTGCTTTTGAAGGTGTACCCATTCTATACGAAGTACCTTTAGAATCTTTGTTTATGTAAATCATAAAACCTTGGCTTCTTAGTTTGTCCACCATTGCTTGTGGTGAAGTTAGGTCAAATGTATTTCTTAATGTTTTCCAAGTAATTGTATCACCTCTTGTAAATGCATTAATTACTCTTTGTGTTTTTGATAGTTTCTTTCTACCCATGATTATAATCTCCTATGATTATTAAATTTAAAATTAACTAATTTTATGCCTCGAATAGTCATATCGGCAATTACTAATGTATCGTAATTCTTTTGTGTTTTAAAAAATTTCTAAACTCGTCTTTACTAAGGTCAACTGTTTCTTCATCTATCCAATGTTCTATCATTTCCTCTAAGTTAAGATAGACTACGAGTTCAGCAAACAATTCTAATAACGCTTCATTCTTTTCCTCAGTCATCATCTTTATCTTCCTCTTTAATAAGTTCTTTATTTCTTTTATTATGTAAAGTATCTTTATCTTCTTCCATATCTGATTTAAACTCTACCTCAACTTCATCATCACTCTCTGTAATCTCACTAACTATTTCTATAATATCTCCTAAAAGTGGTGAATCGAATCTAGAATAATGTAAGTCTACGCCATCTTCTGTTTCTTTTTTTTCTGGTGACATTATCTGTTCAATAAATCCTTGTATAATATGTGGTAAACCCACTTGTCTTGATAAAGCACCTTTAATTACTTCTGATAAAAAACCTACATCTAATATAAATTGTTCATCTGCAATGTCATAACCATTTTCACTTAAAGTGTGTATCATTTGTACCATAATATTCTCAGTTATTATATCAATCTTAGCAAGTTTTTCTTTCATTTGTAACTGAGAATTATTCTTATCTAATTCTCTATCATACTTCTGTTTAATCCAATTTGAAGTTTTCTTATCTTGTGTAACAGGGTCGCTACCCCACGGCCCATAAATAACATTATCCATATCTGTATCTTTTTTGTCTGTCATGTTATAATTTTATTCTCAACTGGCACAACTGCACCAATGTAATTTAAATAGTTTTCTTTTATCTCTGGTTTAGGTTCATTAATAACAATAATATTACTTTCCTTAATATTCATTTCTTCATTATCTGCAAAAGGAATAAAGGGTGAAAAGTATAATTTAGTTTCTGCACTAGAGCCTGGATTTTGTGCCATTGGAATTAGTACAAAAGGTTTTGATATTGTAGTTATTGTATCATCTGAAAATGTTACTTCTGCAACTATATCTTCACCTGTGGTTAGTCTTAATAATTTTACTTCCATTACGATATCCTTTTTCTTTGATTAGTTCTTTTTTTCGGTTGATGTGGGCCTGGTGTTTCTGCAAACTTTCTCAACCACCTTTGTTTACCAGCAGCTTTTGCCAGTCTTTTCTTTTCACTTCTTTTTGTGTGAAATTGTCTTTCGTGTATTTCATTTAATCTGCCGTCATTTAAAACTTTCTTTTTAAACAATCGCATTGCTTTGTTAAAATCATCACCTACTTTTACACTTAAACCTGTAGACTTATCTTCTTTAATAGGTTTTTTCTTAAACTTTTTTTTCTGTTCATTACGAACTTGAAAATTTTGTCTAGGTTTATTTGAACTTGTTTTCAACTACGCCGCCTCCAACATTGACATTGGAACTCTGTATGACCTACCATTATCCATATCAACTACAGCATTTTTTAGTAGGACTTTTCTAACTGTGCCTGGCGTTTTCTTAGTTTTCTGTACCACATAAACTTTAGTGCCTGGCGTAAATTCTAATTTACCATTCATAACCATTAACTCACGAGCAAAATCCATAACCTCATTTAACTCACGATTATCTAGTTTCTTCATTTCTTTCATTAGTGTTTTATTCATATCTCATACCTCATTTATTCATCATTTAAGTAGTATAACAGCTCCAAACATATATTGTCAACCCCTAATTTAAATAGAGTGGACCTGTCCATTGCATTGGGTATAATCCCTCAAATACATTTCCTCTGGCTCTGTTTAGTGCTGGAGCATTCCAACTAGCAGCTTTCAATACATCACCTTTTTTGAAATGTTTGTAATCTTCTTTAAGTACAAAAGCAGTAACAGAATTTTCCCTTACAACTTTGAAATACTTTCTACCCTCTGTAACTTTGTAATTATCTGGGGTATCTGTACCATAACCTGTTTCGTTATAGTCCTCTATCATTGCTTCAACCATATTTTTAGCACCTTCCTCTAGGGTAGTTGCCGGTTTTACTGATTTCATAATTTACCTCTCTTTTCTCAGTTTATGTACCTATTATACAGGCCCCAGACAACCTTTGTCAAGTGTTTAAGTTATTGATTTTATTAAGAAAAGTAAA